AGAGATAAACGTGTCGCAACAAATTGTAAATCTGGTGGAATAATTAATTTACGTGGTTTAGCAGCAATTAATAATCCTCTTTCATCTGTCCATCCAGCTATTTGAATAACTGCATTTTCTAATGAAGATTCATTTAAGTCAGCAGCAACTGACTGTGAATTGTTGTTTGTACCACCTGACACTAATGGATGGTCTGTAGCAAATAACGCTTTGCCATCACCACCGTTTGCATCAGAGAAACCATTGTTTAATACGTTAGCAGCTTTTACTTGTTTAGTATTAGCCATTGAACGTGCTAAAGCTTTTGTGTATCTCGCAGATAAAGTATCGTAAAGGTTATCCTCTACAGCTTCTTCTGTTAGTGAGAAACCTAAAGCTATGGTTTCGTGATTATATCTAGCTGTGAATGCCTCTTGAGCATTGTCATAAGAGATAGCAGAACCCTCTTGTTTAACAGGGGCCTGACCAAAGCCAGATAGTTTTGTTTCTTCTTCGAAACTACGTTCTGATGTCTCAGTTTCGTAGATTTCTGCGTGCTCTTCGCCATAACGCTGGTATTCCATTCCGAATAAAGCATTAAGGCCAGGAAGCAACTCTTTTAATAATTGAGCTCTTGAAATTGCCATGATTTATTCTCCTTAAATACCTGTTTTATTTAGATAGCTATGGCTATCTGGGTTGAACTTAACTAACACATCAGTAAACGAATCACCTACTGAAGAACTTGGCGAATCAACAAAATCAACGATTCTGAATGCAAATCCTGAAGTAGTGTTAACAGTTGCATCTAACGCTGTAGTTGAATTACCTGTTGTGGTAGAACCAGTAGAAGAAGACTGAACCGCTGCTAAGTGAGCATTAGAACCTAACGCTGCTTGAGCAACTGAAGCATCTGCTTGAACTTGGAACACTACATCAGGGTCATCGACAACATACGCTTTCGCATCTGAAGCTACTGTTCCTGCTGGAAAGTGCTGTCTGAATGTTAACTGGTCTGTGTTAGGGTCTGTATATGTACATCCTACAAATACACCGACTGTTCCTGCTGGAAAACCAGTAGAGTTGTCGCCATTTGTAGTAACTATTTCAATAGTGCCTGCCGCTACAATAGAAACGATTGACCCATTGAAAATGTTTGTGTTATATCCAGACGCAATTTTAATTTGACGGGTTGAACCAGCATAAGGCTGACCACCTATCAAATTGACGGGTCTGAACCCGTAAGGTGCGGCTGTACTTGCCATAATAACATCTCCTTAAATTATCTTTTACCTCTAGTCACAGTAGATTTTTTATCAGAGAATAACGGCATTCTAGGGTCATTCTGTCTCATCAGGTTGTTATCTACAGCCTGTTCCTGAGCTCTGGCTTTTTCCTTGTAATATTCATTTCTCTGGTCTACCATTTCTTGTGGCATCTTACATAGTAACAAACCACCAACCTCAATACCGTCCTTGAATCTTGAGTTAGGGCTTGCTGGTAAATTTACTTCTGGGTGGTCTGAATGTTTCACAGGCTCCCAGCCTTCACGCATACGAGAGGATACATTCATGTTGTCAGCTTCATTAACTAATGAGGTTCTAATCCAACGATACGCCCATCCGTCTTCTTGATTGACTTCAGGTAATGTTGAACGAGGTTCCCACACTTTGTTTCGAACATCAGTTTCTTCACGTTTTACCGCTTCTCTACTTGTACGACTTTTAGCTTTATCCATTTGTATTCTCCGTTTTAATTAGTTCGCGTGCATATTGCTCTGGTGTTAGCTTGAATTTCTTTGCTAAAGCTAACTGTGTTTTTGTCAATCTAACCTTTTTAGGGCCAGTTGACCTTGTTGCTGGAGCAACTACAGTTGAAGGTTTGCGTTGGGCAGGTTTAGCCTCTTCCAACGAATCAGTCTCCCCAAAATATTCAGGGAATCGTTTTTGCATCGTTTCATTTATACGATGATAGTATTGGTCAGACGATGGGTCTACCCCACCTCTAACTAATTTTTCATGCAGTCCTAACGCTAATGAAGTCATTTCTTCGTCCTGTCCGAACCATTTGTTTTTCTCTTGCCAAGCAAGAGCTTTCGCATCTGGCTGTGGAACATTAGGTTTTACTGTTTCTTGCTCTGAAGATACCGCATTTTGTTCAGTTTGTAAAGTATCTTTAGTAAACTGAGGCTTTCTATCTTGAGCTTGTCCCAGTTTATATTGAGCCTCATTCATTTTAGTTTGAGCTTCTACTAGCTTTTCACTATCGCCTGCATCATAAGCCTCTCTATACTCTCTTTGAGCAACAGCTAAATCACCTGCATATTTCTCTTGAAGAGTTTTAAGATAGTCTTCTTCACCTGTTGAAAGTGTTTCTTTGAGCTTTTTGTTTTCTTGCATTTGAAGTGCAGCTATTCTTTCAGCTTCTTTTTCACGTCTAAGAGAAGCTTCTTTTTCACGCCTTTCATCATGCCAAGCTTTTTTAAGTTGAGCCATTCTGTTTTTTACTCTTTCAGAATATTCCTCTAAATTATCATCTTCAAGCTCTTGTTTTACATTTTCAGGTAAAGGCTCTCTATTTCTGTCTGCTTTTGGAGTGTCATCTTCAATTTCAATATCAAACTCTAACTCTTCTTGTACGGGTTCAGCCTCTTTTTTAGCTGCTTCTTTTGAAATCTCAATATCACCTGTCTGTTCCTCTGAAGCTGCTTTTTCGGCTTCTGTAGTCTTTACCTCAACTTCCTCTCCCTCCATCTCTAATTCTTCAGGGATTTCATTGACTATTTTTGTCTTTGCCATCTTTGCTCTCCATGTTATGCACGTTCATAGCCTCGTGGGTCATCCACTACAGCTTCTACTGTGTCGTCATTAATAATGCGGAACTCTTTTCCATGTATCTTGATTCGAGTTCCAGAATATGCCCTTGTTATAACAAAGTCTCCTTCTTTACACCAAGGACCTGTAGGAAATCGCTCATCATCTAAATAAGCCATATCTCCTAACTTCAGTACAAATAAAACTACCGTTGAGTGTTCCTCAATGTTTCTAGTTTTATCAGATTTAATTATCCCACTGTCATAAGACTCTTTGACCTCTGGTACAGCACATAATACTCGATAGCCTTTTACTTCAGGTAATTGTGTGGGTTTATGTTCGTTCTCTCCAGTTTTTGCACTAGGTATTGGGGTGCCGTTTGGAGTTATAATCTCTTTGTTTGGGGTCTGTATACTACTCATCATCGTCCTCCTGTAGGTTTTGAATTAACGTACCTATGAGTCCTTGAGCAATTTGAAAACCTCGTATAATACCGCAAGCATGCATATACTGTGCGTATTCCTCGGCTCTACCTTGTGCCATGTCATCTTTAATGCGTTGTTCTTCTTCAGCCAACTGCTTGGCCAAAATCTTTAACGTTTCGTCCATTTCTCTCTCCTTTGCGTTTAATTACGTTTCTTCTCTCTGTCGTTTTACGGCTTCAGCACCTAACTTAGTGCCTTCCATAAATTCTTTTGCATCCAACTCTTTCTGTCGGTTGACTGCGTCAGCACCAAGTTTGGCACCAGCGATTCTTTCTTGCGACTCTATTCTCATTTTCTCTAACTCAAGTCTTGCTGCATCAAGAGCAGAGTCGTCTGTCATTTTCTTAGTTTTAGCTTGAGCTTCCATCTGTTTAATTTGTAGCTCTTGTTTCTGTATTTGTAGAAGTGGGTCTGCTTCCTGTTGTGCAATCTGTTCTTGCTTCGCCTCAGCCATATTCTTTTGTAACAGCTGGTCAGCTGATTTAGCAACAAGTCTAGATAGTTCAACTTCCACATCTTCAGGTAATGGTTCATCTGGTGGTGGTAGAGGAGCTCCAAGTTCTTCTTCAATTTTGTTCCTATAAGCAAAGGCAATATGTTCTGCGATATGTGCTTCCATCGCTGCAAATACCTTGTTAGCATTTGGACTTTGTCCTATAAGTTCTCTAACTTTAGGGTCATTAATAAATGCTAAGTGAGTTTTAATATGTGCCTCATGGTCTTGGTAAATAAATGCTTTCACAGGTTTACTGTTAATAATATTCATGTTCTCTGTAACAGGGTCCATAGGTTTCATATTATCTTTCTGTGGTATTAATTTTTCTGCATTCTTAACACCAAGCACATCTAACATCTGACGGTTAAGTTCTACCATATCGTAGATATCTGGATTCTGTTGTGCTAACTGCATGACTGCTTGATACTGAACCACTTTTTGTGACATGGTTGCAGCATTTGGGTCACTGACAGGTATGACTTCTACTTTATTGTAGTCATCACGTTTTGCCATTCTAGAACCTGTGTCTGGTTCGTATTTATAATCTGGCGGAGTAGAGTCTCTAATAATATTTTTAATTAATTTAAACTCTTGTTTCATCGCATAATGTATACGAGCTTGAACTGCAGACATTACTTTAAGTGTTCTTTCTAATATCGCAAGGGTTGTACCTACAGGTGAGTTAGCTGACATATCAGATACTTTTAAATCAGCAGCACTTGCAAATCTTCTACCCTCATCAATAATTTGATTCATAAGTGAATTTAATACTTGACTTGGCTCTTTATAAGGGAGTGGTAATATATTATCTCTAATACTACCTGATGGCACATCTACATCTCTAAACTCTGCTGGAGAGATAGGAGTATCATCACCTTTGATTCTAAGTCCTCTAGACTTAAACCCGCCTGGTAAATTAGATAGTGTACCTGCATCTACTAACTGTCTAAGTATCATAGTTCCAGATTTAGCAAATGCACCAATTAAGTGAATTAATCCAAAATGATAAAAGCCAAACCCTGGCACATAACCATAATGCACAAAATGTTGGCGTTTTTGTTTAGTATTGTCATCTTGGTCATAGTTTCTTCTAATAGCAAGCACTGTATTTGTGCTCTTTTCTATAGTTACGACATAAGGTAGTGCAATTCCTGTCTTCTCACCATCTTTATCAGTATCTTCATAACCTTCTAAGTCAAGGTCAACGTGCATCTCTAGTATCTTGAAGCGACTATCTGTAGTTGCACTAAAGCCCATCTTCTCAGCAATCTTCTTCTCAACATCGTCTAAGTCATAAGTTGGCTCACCTAAATCTACATCTTTATAAAAGCCACCAACTTGTAACTTACGTAATTCGTTACCTGTTTTACGCATAACATGAGTAACACGTTCAGCAGACTCTAAATCAGATGCACCATAGGGCACAACGATATCTTCAGCTGGAACATACATAGAAACCTGACGGTCTAAGTTAGGGTCAAAGTAAACTTTTTTGAATGCGTTACCTGCAAGTCCTAAACCCCACAACATTCTTTCATGCTCAGGTCTATACTCAGTCATTTCCTCAGTGAGTTTATAATTCATGTTCTCTCTGACACGATTAGCAGCTTCCATACACTCTTTTGTTTCTTTACCAATAATGGTAGTTTTAACTGGGCCGCTTGCTGGGAATGTTTCGGTCATAGTTTCTGCTTGGAACTTGACAAGAGTTTCTGTTAGTAGTGGATGATAAACATTACACGCTCCTTCCCATGGCTCACTTCGGTCTTCTAATTTAAGACCTAAAAGCTCTAGTCCGTCAACATAAGTGTCAAGCCAATCTTTTCTTGAGGTTACGTCTGCCTGATAGTCTTCTATAAGGTCTTGTGCTAACTTCTCAAGCAAGTCATCGTCCATCTCTTCTGCAAGGTTTGCAGAAAACTCTTCATCATCCATACGGTCTGGGTCAATATTTATCTCCATACCGTCAACACTAATATTAACTTCTTCTGGGTCTACAATTTCTATTTCTAAATCAGGCTCGTCTTGAGCCATTTCTTCCATGCTTTTCGGGGCTTCGTACAAACCCTTATCTACATCAGCCATAATTTTTTCCTATAATATACAAATAATTAATAATACTAATAACACAATATTGATTGTGCGGCAGTGTTGTTGTTGCTTTGCCATTAACCACTCTGCTTTTTCTTTTATCAATTTATATAACATAATTATCTCCGTTGTTAAATAACATACAGACGTTTCTGATTGTACCTTCTTAAACTTCGAATGTCATCTTCTTCGTCACTTGGCAACCTAATAAATCCGCCCTGCCTGAATCTCATCAAGGCAAGCGTTGTTGCATCTACTAGGTCATCATTCGCACCTGAAGGAAAGTCATTACATTCTTCAATCACTTCATGTGCCCACCTTCTGTCGGGTGCCCATACTATACCTGAATTAAATAAATCAGACACAGCGTTCACACGACTAATTTTATCTTGTCCTTTGCCTGGTGTAAACTCTCCTACAGGAATCCCCATACGTCTGAACTCTTGATAAAGTGCAGCACCGTTTGACTTCTTCTCTACCACAAACGCATCTGGCTCCCATGATTTATACTCATCTAGACACAACTCTTTGAGCTCTGGAAACTCTAGTCTCTGTTTAATAGCATCTAGAAGAATAATGTTATAGTTATTAGTTTCTTCATTCATAAAAACACCCCACGTGGTCAGAGCGTTATAGTCAGCACGATTATTCTTTTCCTGAGCCGCATCAAGCGTCATGATAATAAACTCACAACTAGGTGGATTTTCTCCTTCCCACATATTCCACCACTCACGTTTTATCAGAGCTCCTTCTTCAGATACTGGGTTTTGTAAATACTGTGCGTTCCAATATCGTATATCTAATGCAGCACGTCTAGACTGTAGTTCTTCTATTGGCCAGAACTCAGGCCACAATGGTACTTCTTCTCCGTCTTTTTCAAAGATAGCTGGAAACTCTACTACCTCCCAGTCATCAACCTCATCATTCTTTATCATTTGGTTAACAATCTGCCCTGTTAGGTCAAGTTTTGACCAACGAGTCATCACCACAATAATCGCACCACCTGGCATTAGACGTTGTAGGGGTCCTGATTGAAACCATTCCCATGCAGGTAGAAAAACATCTGGCTTTCCTAACTTAGCGTCTTGCTCCGAGTGAGGGTCGTCAATAATGAATAAGTCGGCACCACGACCAGCCAAAGCACCCCCCACCCCGATAGCAAAATACTCGCCATTAAAGTTTGTACCCCAACGGGACGCTGACTTAGAGTCCGCCTGCAACGATACATCTGGAAATATATCTTTGTACGAGTCCGAACCAACCAGATTTCGAACCCTACGACCAAAGTTAACAGCCAAATCTGCAGTATGCGAAGCCATGATAACTTTTTTTGCTGGGTGTTTGCCCAAAAACCACGCAGGTGCCAAGTAAGATATGAGCTCACTCTTCCCATGACGTGGTGCAATGTTGACAATAACCCTTTTACGTTTACCTTCTGCGATTTCTTCAAATAATTTTGCAAGTTTGGCATGATGTGCTCCTACTTTGTAGTCTGGATAGACGTGTTTAATAAATTCTAGAAAAGTTTTACCGCCAGCTTTCTTAATTAACTCCTGTTTGTACTGTTGAAGTAACTTTAAGTTACGTAATCTTTCAGATTCACTCATTTGTGGCAGTGCTTGCTCTAATAACTCTAAATCTTTAGGGCTAATCATCTTCAAACTCCACGTCTTGTACTTCAACTACTTCTCTAGTGTGTATAATCTTGCCTTTTAGCTCATCAATCGTCTTTTTGAGCTCTTTTTCTAACTCTTCACCCGACTTATTAATGTGTGTGACCTCAGTTTTTCTCTTAAATGCGTCAACTCCATCTATTTCGCCCACAGCTTTGAGTGCTGAAATACGTTCTCTAGAGTTTTTCGCAGAAAACGCCTCTTCTAGTAGCCTGTTTAGCACTGTAAGTTTTATATCTGCTAGGTCTTTTGCCACCATATGACTAGTTTGTGACACTAAACCTGCAAGATAAGCTATCGTTTCATTAGGGTAAGTGCCAAAGTCTGGTCTGAGCTCAGGATTTTTCATCATCTCTTGAGCTAATTCTTCTGCTTGCTCCATATTCTCTTTAGATGGCTCTATGTTTTCCTCAGATATATCTGCCAAAAGCTTGATTGTATTGGTTCTAGCTTCTAACTCTTCTTGTGGAGATAAATCTGGTAATGCTTCACGAGCATTCTTTGGTAAAGGAACGTTGTCCTCTATGTGTGGAACTACTACTGTTTGGTTATCCATGTGTCGCTGTTTACACCTATGTATTAATTGCAGCTTACTTTACAAACTCCTAGTATAATATATAATTATTTGTAATACAATGAAACTTGAGAGGTTTCTATGGACATGAATTTAACGAGAGATGGAGTTTTGCATTTAAATATATTTGATGTAGAGACTCAAGAAGAGAGAGACCAATTCCTTTACTACTATCTAGGATTTTCTAGAGAGGTTAAGAAAAAATTTGAGAACGCTTACTATGAGGCCTACAACAAAGGACTTTTAGCTGAACCCGAAGCCAACATTATTCACAAAGACATCAACGGTGTTACTCATATTGAGGTGCATCCTAACGATATTATTGCTAATCTAAAGTTAATAAAACAAATAATACATGGTAACCTAAATATAGAAGATGAAAACGAATAAAGATTTTGAGTATAAGAAGACCAACTACCCTTTGTATATTGTAGTTTGGAAAGACCACACGGCTGATAGCTCTTGGAAAACAGCTGAAGAAATAACTAAAGAGAAATATATACTAGCTTACAGTATAGGCTATTTACTGCATCAAGATAAAGAATGCGTAAAACTATGTAATACCTACACCTCTGACGATGGCTTTGGTGGTTTAGACTTGATACTAAAGTCTTGCATTGTTGAAATGTATGTGGTAGAAATAGAATAAGTAAAGTAAGGATTTAGATATAGTCCCCTAGTGTAACGATGATTTTTGGGTTTTTTATTTATTTTTACCCTCCTCGAGTTTAAGTTTATTATCGTTACTTTCTTTCCCCCACGTCTAACGCTGGGGGTTTTTTTGCCCTTTGGTTTTTGAATTTTTTACAGAAAATTTTTTTGCATTTGCCTTTTCGTTTACAAGGGGGTCACTTCCTGTATTAGTAAAGTTACGAGCTGGACTTTGAAAATGTTTTGATAATTTGTGTAGATTATTGTGCATGTGCATGTGCATATCTCTGTTGTGTATTTGGTGGGTATATGGGGGGTGGGTTTTGCTGTAGATTAGATTAATTAGTAAAGTTATGCTTTAATAATACTGTGATTAACAAATGGAGAAAACTTATGAAGCAGTTAGAAATATTCTGCACTCTCAAGATATTTACCCCTCTTGAGCAATTAGCTAGACATATGAGAAGGTACCCAATTACAGGCTCATATGATGAAGT